GATTTTCAAGAAGAGGCCCTGTCTGACTTTAAAGATCATCGTTTTAGTGTCATCTTAAAAGCCCGTCAGTTGGGTATATCCACCACTGTGGCTGCGTATGTCTGCTGGTTGATGTTGTTTCATCGCGACAAGAATGTTTTAGTCGTGGCTACCAAACTAGCAACGGCAACAAACTTAGTTAAAAAAATTAAAGCTATCCACAAAAACTTGCCCGGCTGGTTAAAGATTGCAGAGATTTCCATAGATAACCGCACGTCTTTTGAATTAGCAAACGGCTCACAGGTAAAAGCCTCTTCCACCTCGGGCGATGCAGGTCGCTCTGAGGCTCTCTCGCTTCTGGTGGTAGATGAGGCAGCTTTTGTGGAGGGGATGGAAGAGCTATGGGCCGGTTTGTACCCCACGCTATCTACTGGTGGTCGCTGCATTGCGCTTTCAACTCCAAACGGAGTAGGGAACTGGTTTCATAAAACTTACACTGAAGCGGAAGAACAAAAAAATGATTTTCACACCATTAAGTTGCCGTGGCATGTCCATCCGGAGCGTGACACCGAGTGGTTTGAAAAAGAAACCCGCAACATGTCGCGTCGGGAAATAGCCCAAGAATTAGAGTGTAACTTTAATGCATCCGGCGAGACCGTCATCCACGGCGATGATCTAAAACTTATTATTGAAAACTTAACAGAACCTAGGCACAAGACAGGTTTTGATAGAAATTATTGGATATGGGAAGAGCCCGAGCCGGGGCGTGATTATTTGCTCCTTGCTGATGTGGCACGGGGTGATGGCTCTGACTTTAGTGTCGCTCAGGTATTTGATGTGCAGCAAATGACACAAGTAGCTGAATATCAAGGAAAGATAACGCCAGATCGATTCGCTCCTCATTTACATTCTATAGCCAGTGAATACAACGATGCTCTCTTGGTTATAGAAAATAATTCTCTAGGTATCGGAGTTTTAAGTAGGTTGCAAGATTTAGCCTATAAAAATCTATATTATAGTGTAAAATCAACTCATGAATATGTTGATGAAGCCACAGCAGAAGCAATTGGTGGAGTGCCAGGTTTTACAATGTCCATGAAGACTCGTCCATTAGTTATTGCGAAGTTTGAGGAATTCGTGAGAAATAAACTAATTACTATTAACTCAATGAGGTTAGCAAACGAGATCAAAACTTTTGTCTGGCATAATGGACGCCCACAGGCAATGCGTAGTTATAATGACGATTTGGTAATTGCTACGGCTATTGGGTGTTGGGTAAGAGATACAGCGTTGACGACCAACAAGAGAGAGGTGGAGTATAAAAAGATGTTACTAAGCAGCATTTCAGTGTCCTCAAAAACTTTGAATACAAAAATAGAAGGACAGCACGGATTTCAAGCAGCACGCCCCTCCTTCAAGGGATCTGACGGGCGTAACCACGATTTGAGTTGGATAATTAAGGGATAAAAAATGGCAGAACAAGGACCAAATAACACGAGTGCAGAGAACAATCCGCGTAACAGCAGTTCTACACTCTTTAAACGACTTACTCGACTTCTCAGTGGGCCTATTGTCAACTATGATAAGCCGGGTGTTACAAAGGGCGATCGCCGAGACGTTCAGAAATATACTTTTACGAGCAGTACAGGTCGGGAATTCAAGAAAAAAGAATATTATAATCCCTTTGGATCCCTGAGCAACAAAGTTCTTTTTAATCGTAACCGGCAAATTCGCTATACTGACTTCGACCAGATGGAGTATATGCCTGAAATTGCTTCTTCACTGGACATATATGCCGATGAAATCACTACATCTACTGTCTTTAACCCCTTGGTAGAGGTGGACTGTCGCAATCTTGAGATTAAGGAAATCTTACATACACTTCTTTATACCGTCCTCAATGTAGACTCCAATCTTTTTGGATGGGCGCGGAGTATGTGTAAGTACGGCGATTATTATTTATACCTCGATATTGACGAGAAACTGGGGATTACTAATGCTATCCCGTTGCCCGTGCGGGAGATTGAGAGGATTGAGGGCGCAGACCCTACCAACCCCAATTACATTCAGTTTTTCTGGCAAAATGCCGAGGGGAACAAAGGGGTTACCTTTGAAAATTGGCAAGTCTCGCACTTTCGCATAGTAGGTCACGATAAATATGTTCCCTACGGCACATCTGTTCTTGAGCCTTCCCGACGAATTTGGCGGCAGTTAACGCTTCTAGAAGATGCAATGATGGCATATAGGATTGTCCGCTCACCAGAGCGCCGTGTATTCTATATTGACGTCGGCAACATCCCGGCGGAAGATGTCGAACAATATATTGAACAAGTCAAGACTCAAATGAAGCGTAACCAAGTCGTGGACGAGGATACGGGTCGGGTAGATTTACGCTATAACGCGATGAGCGTGGATGAAGATTTTTATATTCCTATTCGGGGTGCGGGCACCAATACCCGCATCGAAACACTTGCGGGCGGACAATTTACCGGCGATATTGACGATGTTAATTATTTGCGCGACAAACTGTTTTCCGCCCTTAAGGTGCCGAAGTCATATTTAGCACAAACAGACTCGATGGAAGATAAGACAACTCTTTCTCAGAAAGATGTAAGATTTGCTCGCACCATTCAACGTCTGCAACGGGTGGTAGTGGGCGAATTAGAGAAGTTATGTATTGTGCATCTTTATACGCTGGGGTTTCGAGATAAGGATCTACTAGCGTTCAGCCTCACTCTAAACAACCCTTCAAAGATTGCAGAGCTTCAAGAGTTAGAGCATATGCGAACTAAGTTTGATATTGCAGGTTCTGCCACAGAGGGACTCTTCTCTCGACGTTGGGTATATCAGCACATCTTTAAAATTCCTGAACAAGAAGTTCAACGTATCCAGATTGAGCAAATTGGTGATGCTCTGTTTAACACCAGAATTGAAGAAGCTGGAACGTTGCCGGAGCCCACCGCAGGAGGACTAGGCGGAGAGGATGATTTTGATCTCGCCGGCGGCGATGCCTCCCCAGAAGCTCCGGACGCCACCGAACCGGAAGAATCGGGACCTCTTTTGGCAGCCCCTGATGAGGGCGGCGATATCCCCGAGCCGGGACAGCGGAGTGATTATACTCCCGTCAATCTTGATATGAGACCTGCCGGCGCTCGGAAACGTCATATGAAAGGCAAACAAATGGGCAACCGGGAACTATTTAAAGGGTATGATGCTATTCGTCGTCTCGGCAATCTAGGTGAGTCGATGGATCATGATGAAGAGAAATTATTCAAGTCTCATTACGAAGTGCAGCAACTTATAAACCAAATGGAATCTAGGAAAAATGAAGGCGAAACATAATAAAAAAAGAAATACTGTCTTTCTCTATGAGGCGCTAGTGCGGGAGTTGACCAAGGCAATTACTACTCAGAACCCTTCCCGCAGCGCAACGGTGAAGAATATTCTCCAAGAGCACTTTCGTTCTGGAAAGACCCTGTTTAGTGAACTGGGATGTTTCAGCGCACTGTCCGACACACGTGGTTTAGATTCTTATACTGCGGAAAAGATGGTTTTCCGTGCCAAGAAAGCCTACGATGAATTGAGCCCTGAAGATATTTTTAGCGAACAATCACAGGTGATCAAGAAGATTAATACCCAATTGGGGAAAGAGGTGTATGATAACTTTGTTCCCAATTACAAGACCTATGCGACCATAGCCCAGATTTTTGGAACCAAGGCTCCTATAAAAAGCCGCGTACTGATGGAGAAGAAAATTATCGATGTAATGACAACTTCAGAGTCATCAGGCACAGGGACAATGAAACCGGTGGATAGTCTAGTTGTGGGACAGTTCGTTAAGAACTTCAACAAAGCTTACTCTCATCTGCTTCCTGAGCAGATTAATCTTCTCAATAAGTATGTTCTTTCGTTCGGCCCTAATGTCGCCGATTTTCAAGTAACGATGGGGACAGAATTAAAGCGCATCTATGAAGAGGTACAACAATCCCTAGAGTCTGAAGAAGTTCAGTCCGACGCTGAAATGAGAGAGAATACACAAAAAATACTTTCTCAACTGGATGAGTGGGATATCCGGGATATTGACGATAAAAAATTAACAAAAGTTTTAAAATTACAAGAACTAGTTCGCGAGTATCACGCCGATGCCAATTAAGATTACCTTAAACAGTGCAACTTCGGAGACACTAGATGAGAAGCCCATCCAGGCCAGTGTAGGACTAAAGATATCTAAAACCTTGGATGGAAATTTGCTTGTAAATGATCATAAATATATGGATATTTTGGTTATGCCTGATGAGAACCGCGTGGTTACTATCCCCAAGCCGGAAGCTGATCGTGATGTGTACCCATATCAAAAACATTTGATGTACTCTTTATTTAAAGGTGGCATTACTGATGCCCTGATGCCGACGGGGGGACCCGTCTTCGGCATGGTAGAGACGACTTACCCAGCCCAGTCTGGTGTCAATCCTTTAGAGGCTGTGTTATTACAGATTAGTGAATTCTTGAAACGCACATCTGCTGACGAAGAAGTAGCCGACGAATATGACAAGAACATCGAGGACAACTTCACAGAGCCTCCTCCGGATGAGACCACCGAATACGGTAGTATCCCCCCTTACCAAGACACGCCTGGTGCTAACCAGATAGGTGACCCCACTTATACTTTTGCTGGCTATGGCTACATCTATTAAGGGTTAAATGATCACTTTTGTTCTTTGTGCGTATGGACTGACACAGATTCTAGTCTATGGAAGTATTTTTAATCGCCTTCGCCCTGACCACTCTTTTTTCCATTGTCCGATGTGTCTGGGTTTTTGGTCGGGGGTACTTCTTCTCTTCCTAAACCCATTTACAGAACTATTTACCTTTGATGTTTCGTTCGTAAACGCCTTTTTGTTAGGCTGTATAACGTCTGGGACATCTTATGCGTTATGTATGCTCATATCGGACGGAGGATTTCAATATGAATACAGAGTTAAAAGGGATGTGGACGCAAAAGTGGAGACTGAGACCAGTCGCCAGGTGTTGCAGGGGTAGTAGTATCGTGCGGGTTGCGCCCGCATTTACACAATTATATTACAGGGGAATAGAATGAAAAACATACTTCACAGATTGGTTAATCTTTTTAATAATGATCATTGTTGCTGCTGCTGCGGTTGTTGCGCGTGTTCTAGTTGCGAGGGTAAATGCCAATGAAACTCACAAAATCACAACTACGAAAGATTATCAAAGAACAGGTCCGACAAATTCGGGAAAATGTCCTCCAGGCAGACATTTCAAGCTACAACGGAGCAATTATAGGAGCTACCACATCCGACGGGGAAGATCTTACTGTCGGGGAAATGGTCGCAGACCTGCTCCCCAAAGGGAAACTCCCCGAAGGCTCTAACGTGGAAGCGTTAAGCAAACCAAACGAAGCCGCTGGGCCGGTCGAACGCTGGGACGCCGATGTTTTTGCGGAATATTATGGGGTCAACGTACAAGAATTGCTCCAAATATATGCCCAAGAACATGGATACCAACTTGAAATGCCTGAAGAAGAAGCCGAAGAAGAAGAATACGATCCCTCCGCTTATTGGTAGGATTAAATCACGGAGCCCACAATGACTAAGAAATATGTACTACAAGAGTTTATGAATCTGGATTATAGCGATGATCTTCTTACTGAAGATGAACGAGCCGGCAACAAAGAGGGCATTCATCTGGTTGTGGCAGGTAAAATTCAGTGTGCTGAAGCCAAAAACGGCAACGGTCGTATTTACCCTAAGCCTATTTTAGAGCGAGAAGTTAAAAACTACACTAAGCTTGTTAAAGAAGGTCGAGCCATTGGTGAACTTGATCACCCAGATAGTTCGGTCGTCGAACTTAAGAACGCCAGTCATGTGATGACTGAGGTATGGTGGAAGGGCAATGACGTAATGGGCAAAATGAAGATCCTTGACACTCCCGCCGGCAAGATTGCAAAACAACTCGTCGAAGGAGGAGTCCAGCTTGGGATTTCTAGCCGAGGCCTCGGATCGACTAGGCAAGAGGGTGGCATTACGATGGTCGAGGATGACTTCCAACTTCTTTGTTTCGACCTCGTATCCGAACCGAGTACTACTGGGGCTTTTTTGGTGGCGGAAAATAAAATTAAGACCCACCTCACCAAAGCAGACCGAATCAACCGAGCCCTTAACGACGTACTCGGAGACGACTAATGGCTGGAGTAGGTTACGGATCCAAAGATGGCGACGGCTCCTGGGGATTTAAGGCGACGGCCGACGGAAAAGTAATTCTCGGCAACACCTCCGACGACGTAATCCAAGTTACGGGAAGTTTGGAGATTGACGGCGATATTCAGGTAGCGCAATATATCAAACACAGAGGCGATACCAATACATACATTCAATTCACTGATGACAGGGTTCAATTTCAAGTAGGCAATAAAATGTTCCTTGGGATGCATAAAAAACCCTCGTCCCCCCA